ATAAAAATAATAATCACCAGTTTTCCTATCTCTAATTGGAGTAAGAGAGAATATTCTAAAAACTTCCTTAAACAGGTCTGTTAATGCAAAATCGGTTAATAAAACATCTATATTATCATTACGTTTTACCTTTTCTATTCTAAATGTTATACCGTCATTGTATAACATACTATAAGCAGTATTATGATTCGATTCCGCAAGTGCATAATAAAATACTATATTTTCGCCTTTTTCTAAACTTAAAACTTTTTCTCTTTTAAATTCAGTTATTCCATTCTCTGGTACAGGCACGTTCTCTACCTCATTATGTTTTGATGTAATTAACCCCACTTCAAGGTCTAAAATACCCGCATTAGGGCGCAAGTTATTAATTACTGTAGTAATTTTATATTCACCAGTCTCATTAATAGTGTATGGTTGCGCTCCCTTGTATGAGTATCTTAGTTTTATCTTGCCGTTTTCATTGATAAACCCCATTGTAACTCCATTAGAATACCTCAATCCAAGATTAATACCCCCTCCCTCGTAAGTAGCCTCAAAAGCTTCCCCCTCTGTACTATCATTATACTTTATATTAGAAGACGCTATATACGTGTCTAACCATATTTGACTTTTAAAGAAATCTCCCACAAATTTAAACCCGCTCATCTGCTGTATAAGCCTAAACACTCTATCTAATCTTATAGATAAAGGCGTGTTTTCAAACTCATACTCAATTAAATATTCGCCACTACTGTTTAAAGTAATAGCATCATCTCCGTAATTGGCAATTAGATAAATCAATTCAGGAGTTGTTATGCTATTATGTTGTGCAATGATATTTGTGATTGTGCGATTAGCCGTATCGTCTAATAGCCCCTTAACTCCCTTTATATCTCTATTTTGCAAAAAAGTATAGAGTTCTTTGCTGTTGTCTTTAAATTCAAAAATAAAATACTTTCCTCGCTTTCCAATAAGGAATCCATTTGCGCTTTGTACAATAGGAATACCATTAACATAGTAATCGACCTTGTGGGTCTTGTATGCTTCGACCTTGTCACTAAGAGGTTCATTTGCAAATCCGAAAATAATATTATTGGCAGGGGTAGTAGGTAGGTATATAGTTTCTGAATACGATACTTCACGAGTATCGAAATTAAACATATCATTTACCTGCAAAGTGTAGGTGAATGGCTTTTGCTCTATATCTGCCTTTCTTCCATTAATAAATAACTCTATCATAATTGCGTAATTGTTTTAGGCTCTTGAAATTCTATTGTTACACTCAAAGGGTGTGTATATTGGTTATTGTGTTTAAACTTTTGTGAACCCTCAACTACATTCACACGTTCCCAATGTTGTGGCTGAATATCGGCTACTTCTTTGCCTTTCCAAATATATATCTCAGGAGATACAAATAGCGATTTTATTTCCTCAAACTCATAATCAAGTACGGGTACTTCACTTGTAAGTGTCCACGTTTTCTTTGAGGTAGTTCCAAAAGTATAAAAGGAATTATTTTTTTGTCCCGCATACGTACGACCTATTAAAGTGCTACCCAATGATTTTGTTTTAATATCTTCGGTGTAATCTTGGGAGAAAAGCCAATAACTCCAACCTCCGTAGGTATTTCTCCAACGCAAAAATATACCGCACTCATCTACTATTCTTGCTACCTCTTTTGTTTCAGATGTTCTTTCTTTGTTTTGCATTCTGAAAGGAACATTGCCTTGTATCTTTTCAATATACAAGTCTTTTTGCGGATAGTCTTTGAAATAGGTTGTTTTCTTACATTCGCCTAATCTTGAATTTTCGGTTATCGAAGTAGTAGACGGTATAATGAATAACGAACCGTTAGCAATATTCCCTTTTGAAGAGTCTATTTTTAGACTAACAATTTTAAAATTATCGCCCGAAAAAGAATCTTCTTTTAGGTCAAACATTGATTTAAAAAGACTTGGCAAGAACAAATCAACTCCTTTATTTTCTCTGTATGATATATTGATAACAAAATCTTTTTTATCGTTTGAAGATACTGTTACTCTCAAATTTGTGTTATTTTCCAAACTCCACTCTCCTGTACCTGCTGAAATACTTTCTAACACAATAGCATCTTCGCTAAACGCTCCGTATGCAAAATTGTTTTCTATTGTAAAACTCATTTCCCCATTTCGTTTATAAAGTTAATAATCTCACTTGTGAAAGTAGCCAAGTACTTATACCCTACCTTCTCCATTATCTGTTGTACCCTCTCAGGGGTTATTACAGCGTCAATAAATGGTGGCTGTTCGCCTCCTTTAAATCTCTTAGTTCCCTCTCGGGCTATCTTCTTAGCAATCGCCCACGCCAACGAGGTAGTGCTCATCTTATCCTTTATGGGTTCTAATCCTATTGCCAATATCCAACGCTCAATGGCTTGTATAGGAGGCATTCTCCCTTTCTTGCGCCCGTGTTGCATATAGTAAGTGTAATCCATTCCCGTAATCACACCACGCAACCCGCCGGTAGTAGCCGTAGTCTTTACTTCGAGCGTGTGCTCCCATAATCCACTTGCTCGCATACCAAGTTCTTTATACTTAGCAATTAGGTCAAGTTTCAAGGCTTCCAATTCCTCTTGTAATATCTTAACAGCCTCTTCCATATTCATTATTCACTACTAATTTGGAAAGTCACCAGCACGCCATCGAAGTTGTTATCATACAAGTTAATAACCTCAACCATTCGCCAGCCCTCAATTGTGTAATCACCACAAAAGGCTTTGGCAATTTTCATCACCTCTCTTTTACAAGGCTTAATATACTGCTCATATTTACCTTCTACTTGTTCGTTTTCGCTTTGCGAATTATACACCCTATCAAAGTCTGAGTGCTTCAAAAGCATAAATCGCCCGTTATAGGTGTGCTTCGTTGGTTCGGCATAATCATCAAACGTTACACTTTCTTCTAACGGGTCGAGAAAGAAGTAATAATCCTTACCTGCTACGGTCTCCAAGTTGTGAAAATCTGAACGCCCATAATCAAAGTGCCAGCCGTTACTCGTGGCTATCTGTTGTAATATCTCTTTCATATCCTTACTTATTCATAATTATCTTGTGAAATCTATTCTGTATATTCGCTTGTGTTGCTCTATACCACAAGATATAATGCACTTCCAAGTAATTGAGCTTCTCAATGTCGTTGTATCTAAGAATATCACCTCCTGCAAGGCTATCAATCATCGGCAAATCTCCGAACTGCTCTAACTCCTTAACTCCTGCTTGTTGTAGTTTAATGTCGTGTTCAGTGGGTTCGGTGTTCCAATGCTCTTGCTCCATTCTCATTACCCTTTCTGCTTCCAAGGTGAGAAATCGCAAACAGCCATAAAATCGAAACACATTCATACGCAAAGGCTCTTCTTTATATACCATTCGCACCACGTCTAATTTATCTATGCTATTTAAACTCATCGTTTGCCTCTTGATACTGTTCACCTCGCCAAATGTTAATTCGGTAATGCTCTCTTTCACTCCGTGAGTGCGCTTCTTAAACCAACGCCTACGTGTATAGTTTGGTATTGGCTTTAATATTTTCAAAGCAGGCAAAAGCTCTTTCTGCTTTTCTTCGGACAATTGTAGAAATTCGTAAAGTGTCATCTTCTGAATATAGGTTTAAATATTCTCTTAGGTTTCAAATCAAAGTACTCACGCATTAGTAACATATCGCGATAGTCAGGACTTCGTCCTATTGCTTGCTTCACCGTGTCTTTGTTAATTACAGATAACTTTTGCCCGTCCTTGTTGTCGCTTTTGATTTGCTCCAATTCTTCTGTTATCATCTCCTTGGTGCGCTCTGATACCTCAGCACTAATGTATATACCATTACTATTAATGCGCTCGGCTAACTTGTACAAGCATTGCGTCTGCAAGCTCTTGTAATTGGTAGGCTGCCCATTCTCTTCGAATGGTGTGCTATTATTCTTAAAGCCTACAATGCCTGTATTATCTACCACTCCACCTCCTACACCGTCCTCATCAGCAATACAATTGCCCTTGGGTATATTATACTTCATTCGTAGCGTATTGATGAGTGCTTGTATCTCGGTAGTTGCCGAAGTTGCCAGTGTATATACTTCTATCAACTCCCAGCCTTGCCATACACCTATCACACACAAGTCTGAGCCAAAGCGGGCAATATCGGCTGTTAGGTAAATCGTGTTATCTTGTGGCAACTGGTCATTACTGAATATCGCTAATATCTTATCATAATCACACAACGCATTCGGGTCATCGTCATATTCCCATAGCCCATTGAGTAGTCGTTGCTTCTCTGCGCCTCTTAGGGTATTCTCCAAGTTCTGAATATATTCCTTGGGTAACATCTTATTATCATACGGCAGAGCCTGAATGAATGCCCTTCTCTTATCGAGCGTACCCTCCTTGTAGGGGGTGTAAAATTCCTTATATAGGAAATTCTTAGAGGGGTTGGCGGTGATGAGTAGTTTGCCTTTCAAATCGTATTCTCTATTCTTCCACCGCCCTATTGATATTTTCAAATTAGAATAACTGTCATAATCGAACTCCCCACCCTCTTCTATCCAACCGCGTGTAAATTGCATTGACCCTAATCGCTGGTATTGTGGGTCGCTTGGTAAGTACTTACAATCTAATAGCAATACTCGTGAGCTGTTATACAATTCAAAGTAATTATCCTGCCCGTTATACTTCCACGCTTCTTGTGGTATGCCCCAGCCGTTGAGTACCTCGTGAATGCTCGGTATTGTAAATCTTCGCAAATCGTTCAATTGCTTACGGGCAATGAAATACTGCGTACCTGCATACATTAGAGCGTCTGCTAATATCAATGAGCAACCTATGAATGATTTGCCACCACCTTTTGCGCCACCATATAGAATTTCATCCGTTGTTACATTATACCACATCTTAACGCATTCATATTGCTTTCGATTGCCTCTTGGTGTGATTATTATCTTACTCATCAGGTTCGCCCTCCCATACTATCTTTACTTCTGTAACGCTAAAATCGCCTTTGACTTCTTGCTTTATTGGAGCTTCCCAACCTTCCATCTTTGAGAGTTGTGTAATAGCACTAATGCGCTCCCGATAAGATGGGAAGAACTTTTCACCGTCAATCTCCCTACCTTTGCCCCTTGCTATATCGGCAAGGATATTCAGGGCGTCTATTTTTGCGAATAAGTCTTTTTTACGCGCTTCTACTTCGGTGCTTATCACTTGCCTTGTTAACTCCTCATTAATCGTTTTTTGATAGGTTTGCAGTTGTTTTTGGGCACTTTCCCAATCTCTTGCAAATGTTCTTTCAGATTTCTGCCATTTACTGACATACAACTGACAAGCTTCCCCAAACGACAACAGAGGATACTTTTTAAGTTCCTCTAAAATCCATTGTTGTCTATGTTTTGGGGTGTTATTCATATTTCTTATGTTTTTCGTCAATTATTTTGGGCACTGTTTTATTCCAATTGATATGGTGATGTAGTCTTTTATGTTTATCACCCATTAGCCGTATTACCACGCTTGAGGGGTGGAATAGAATTGTGTAAAAGGACTTGATGTAAGTGCCACTTTCTAAGTAGGTATCGGTCATTCCTCCTTTGTTAGATTGTGTTTGTTTTTGATTTAAACTAACAAAGGGTATAGTTATGAATAAATTACCTGTACTTGCAGTATATGTATATGTGTTTACATCTTCATTAATCCGTCCCAAAAAAGTAAAAGGACGTAGCGTGCTACATATAAACGAATTCATTGCTTTTCGTGATAATTTCATTTTAGCAAAAGTTCCTTGTGCACCTCCTATAAAATCTCCTCCTTGTGCAATACATATCGCTTTGGCAGTGGTGTTTTGGTAATACTTTAGCAATAATGTAAATAGTCTGTCAAGGCTTTTAATTTGTGGTGTTTTTAGTGCATAATCTTTATTACTATCAATACGATAATTAAAATCTTTATAATCATCATCTAACTGCATAAAGTAGGGTATGCCTAATTCTTTTGCTATGGAGAAGCAAGCGTTGCGGGCGTGACCTGAAATTATAGTCCCCTGCTTGGTTACTGATATACTTTCAATTACCCCTACCTCATCAATAGAGTTGCCGAGTAGTTGCATACCCTTTTCCGTGTGCTTGTTTGTGTTTCTCTTACTTGGTTTTATACGTATCATTGTTTGATATATA